CTTGCGCTAACGGCTATCAGATGATTTTCGTAGGGCTTGACGACGTAGAGAAAATAAAATCCATCGTACCGGCAAAAGGCGCTTGGACTGACATCTGGATCGAGGAAGCAACCGAGACGGATCGGGCTTCTGTCAAGCAACTGGAAAAACGGCAGAGGGGCGGCGACGAGGACACTAAAAAAAGACTTATCCTCTCGTTTAACCCTATCCTGAAAACGCACTGGATTTATGAGGATTATTTCAAGGGGATAGCCTGGACTGACGAGCAGACGGAGTACCACGATGACAACCTTTCCATCCTCAAGACGTGGTACATCCACAACCGCTTTCTTACGCCGGATGATGTGCGTGACCTGGAAAACGAGACTGACCCGTATTACTACAGCGTTTACACGCTCGGAAACTGGGGCGTTCTCGGTTCGGTTATTTTCAAGAATTGGCGGGTGGAGGATTTATCAGGAATGCGCGACCAATTCACGAACAGGCGGGTAGGGCTGGACTTCGGTTTTTCGAGTGATCCGGCGGCGGTGGTGCTGACGCACTACGACAGAATGCGAAAAAGGATTTATGTGTTCGATGAAATTTATCAGACCGGATTGACGAATGACGAACTGGCGATTGAGGTATCAAGGCTGACGGGTGACATGGTGACGTGTGATAGCGCTGAGCCTAAGTCTATTCAAGAATTGAATAAATACGGCGTTCACGCGGTAGGGGCAAAGAAGGGCAAGGATTCTGTGACGTTTGGCATTGACTGGCTGAAACAGCAGGAGATCATCATAGACGCGGGCTGTATCAATATGCGGAATGAATTATCACAATACAAGTGGAAAGAGGACGCGGGAGGGAACGCGCTAAAAGTTCCGGTGGATAAAAATAACCACCTGATAGACGCGCTCCGTTATGCGTATGAAAACGACATGGAGGGCTTTAGTCCTCGCAGCGTTGTGGCGTTTGCCGGATAGGAGCAACAAATGGGATTGTTCGATAAAGTCTTAACCCGCATGGGGTACATGAAAGCGCCGCAGGAACTTCCAAAATGGCTGGCGCAGGCGGCTGATATTGAGTCGCTGTCCTACCCGCAATACACGGACAACAATAATAAACTGTCTTATTTTCAGCGCGTCTCATGGGTGAATATCGCCGTTGACAAAGTGGCGACCATCGGGAGCGGTGCGCGTTGGAACGTGAAGCGGCGAGAGGGTGAAAAGACAGTTGACGTACCGAATCACGAGTTTGAGCGGCTGATAGATTCTCCCAACCCGACCATGAGCCGGAGCGATCTTATCTATGCCACGCTCGCGTATATGTCGGTATGCAATACCGCTTATTGGTGGGTGAACTACGGCACGAACCGGCAGCCGGTAGAATTGTGGCTGATACCGACGAGGCAAATATCCCCTATCCCTGACGGGAAAATGTTTATCAAGGGGTACGACTACGATCCCGGAGACGGGCGGCTTATCCGGCTTGAACCGCAGGAAGTGATCGCGTTCAACGGATTTAACCCTGATAGCATGTTTACGGGAATGAGCAACCTTGACCCGCTGCGTACCATCATGGATTCTGATATTGGAATGCAGCAATGGAACAAAAAGTTATTCGTCAGAAGTAATGGGCGCTTGCCCGGAATACTCGCGTTTGCCGACCCTATCCCTGACGATGATTGGTCGATGATCCAGAGCGACGTTGACAAAGCGGCGGCCATGAGGAATTTCATGATGCTCCGCAACGTCAAGGCGGGCGGGGTGCAATGGCTACAGGCCACAGCCTCACAAAAGGACATGGAATTTCTGAACAGCAGGCTCGCCAACAGGGATGAGATTTACAGCGCAATAGCTCCGGGATTGTCCTCGATCCTTTCCGTGAACGCGACAGAGGCGAATGCGCGGATCGGTAAAACCACCTTGATAGACTTCAAGGTATACCCGATGCTGCAGAAGATAGGGAGCGTGCTGTCAACAAAACTCATGCCGGTATACGGCGGTGAGTATATCGTTGAGCCGGAAGATATTCGCATAACTGACAAGGTATTGAGATTGCAGGAAATGGCGGAGTATTCAAAGACCCACACGGTTGACGAGGTACGCTCGGAATACTGGCAGGATGACCCGCTTGGCAACGAGATCGGCAACTCCATTGTGGCGGCTGCACAGTCCGGGTATACCGCGCCTCAGCCGATGCAGAGTGAACAACCGTTTGAAGCAGGAAACTCAGCAATTGACGTAACCAGCGAATTTGAAGAGGCGGGAGCAAAGGACATGCGGCCGGCGTTGCTTGAGCTTGACAAATGGGAGCGCAAAAGCAAGAAGGCGGGCAGGGTTGCGGAATTTACCGCCTACAACATTCCTGCGGACGTGGTAGAAGCCGTGAAGGGCGGGGCTGGATTTGACCAGGCGCGCAGGATGTTGACGGGGGACAATGAAATTGAACGCGTTATCAGGATGCTTGAATTGAACCTGAAATAGGTTGGTGAAGGTGGACAGATACGTAGCAATTATCGTCGCTATCAAATGGCTTGCCTCTCGTGGTGTAAAGACTGAGGGGTTTATGAACCGCGCCATTGATAAGATGATAAAAGACTTATACTATGGCGAAATAACAAAGGACGAGTTTGACGGGCGGATGTTTGACCTGATAGACGATCAGATGCGGAGAGCATTCAACGAGGGAATGAGGAAAAACGGTCTCGATCCTGTCGCAAACATGACGGACGCATGGCGGCAGATATACCAGGACAAGACGCTTTCACAGGTTGAATTTATAGACAAATTCAGCAGGGACATATTAAATAACGCCGACCAGGTAGCCGGTTACGACAAATTGCTTGAGCGCGCTAATATGTGGAGCAACCAATACCCGGCGATGGTCAACGAGGCGAAGCTGGTAACGGCTTACCCAAAAGACCGCTATCAATGGCACTTAGGCGCGACAGAGGAGCATTGTTCCACGTGCGCCGCGCTTGACGGTCAGATCCATTCGGCGCAATGGTGGTTAGATAGTGGATATCATCCGGGAAACCCGCCCAACCCCGCGCTTGAGTGTGGTGGGTGGAGGTGTGACTGCACGCTGGAATATACCGATGAATTACCGGACGAGGAAAGTTGACGCGCCTGTAAGTCTTGCCAGGAAAAGTGCGCGGATGTATTTCTGCAATATCAAAGTAACGGAGAGCGAGGCGCGTCAATGAATTCGTTTATTAACATTTCTGGCATGGACACGGTGATGAACCGGCTAAAGAAACTGCCAAAAGAAGCACGCGACAGGGGCGTTGAAGAAGCCAACAAATACATGGTAAACACCATGCAGAAATATCCACCGAAATCTTCAGAACCGTTTCAATGGACAAGCGAAAAGCAACGCCGCGCAGTAATGGCAAAATTACACGAAAGCGGACAAACACATTACACAAGAACTCAGGAATTGCGGAGAGGATGGACAACTAAAGGGAAGGGCGCGGAACAGATCGTAGAAAACGCCGTTCCGTACACGCAATTCGTGCAGGACAGAAACCAAATACAGGGACATGCGGCGCGCGGATGGATGACAGTTAATACCATGCTGAACAGCAAAGGTAAGGAAATCTTAAAACGATTTGATGGCGGAGTAAAAAAAGCCATCAAGAAGCTGGGGCTAAAGTGAACGATGTAATCAAGAAATTTGAAGAGCTTACGGTGCGCGACATCGTGCTGTATTTCTGGATCGAGGAACAAGACCGAGACGTACCGAGGTTTATCAGAGGGCGCAGGCGCACAATAGACGAATCGATCATGTTGTGTGGCGGGGACGTCAAGCGGTACTTGAACTACGCTAACGACTACGAGAGGACGAAGCTTGACCGTTGAATTGTATTTAGGAGACTGCCTTAAGGTGATGAAATCGATCCCCGACAAGAGCGTGGATCTGATCTTGTGTGATCTTCCGTATGGCACAACCGCTATCGAATGGGATAAGCCCCTCCCATTTTCCCCATTGTGGGAGCAATACGAACGCATCATTAAAGACAATGGCGCAATTGTTTTGTTCTCCGCCCAACCGTTTACCACCGACCTGATAGCCAGCAATCGGAAACTGTTTCGGTATGAAATCATATGGGAGAAAACACAACCACAAGGATTTTTGAATGCGAACAAAGCACCGCTCAGAAATCACGAAAACATTGTCGTTTTTTACAGAAATATCCCAACCTATCATCCGATTAAGTCTAAAGTGCAACGCAAGGACATGGGACGAGTTCGGCAAGTCAATGCTATGCGCTCTAAACAATACCGAGAAATGGATAGGACGACATGGGTCGAAACTGGGGAACGCTATCCAACCGATGTGATTAAGTTTTCCAATTGGAACGGTGCGCTTTTTGGAAAGAATAAGAATGCCACAAAGCACCCAACCCAAAAGCCAGTTGACCTTTGTGAGTACCTGATACTCACCTACACCAACCCAGGCGATACCGTGCTGGATAATTGCATGGGTTCTGGTACTACCGGAGTGGCTTGCGTTCAAACTGGCAGAAACTTCATTGGAATCGAAATCGACGAGGGTTACTTCAAGATCGCCGAAAAGAGAATAGCAGACGCGCAGCAACAAATGAGGTTGCCGCTATAAAAATGACACAAAAAGAGTAATTGATTTACGGAGAATATGCGTTTATCATTGTAACAACTGAATAGCACGGGAACGTCAGAGGCTATATCAATAGCGGCGTTCTGTGAGAGTAGCAAGCCTTGAATTGTCAGGGCTGGTTGTTCACACAGAGCGCCGTTGTCATTCAAGGAGCGAATATGGACGAAATGAAAATCGGAGCAAGGAACAGCGCAAAAGACAAGGAGCGCATAGCGACCATCAAACAAGCGGCCAATTCGATCATCTCCACAGCTGACGAATTGCAACCTGACGAGGAAACACAGGAGGTCGTCAAGGGCAACCTGGAATTGCAATTACCTGAATTTCACGTTATCGGTGAAACGATGGTCAAGGCTGCTGGTGACATGGAGCTTGACGTGTTGCTGGTTCCGTTCGGCGGTCCCGACAACGGCAAGGACGCTGACGGACAGTTTTTCAGCGACAAGACGAACATCCAGCAGGACATCTACAAAACGATCCCGGCCTACTACTATCACGGCTACGATCCTGATGGAAGACCCCAGGGCGATCCCGTTGTAATTGGCATGATGCACTACGACCACACGGACGCGAAGGGGCACTGGTACCGCGCCGTTTTGGACAAGACCAACGAATACGCAAGGCGAATATGGGACGCGGCAAAGAGAGGGCTTGCGCGTGCGTCGTCCGGGACAATCGGACACATTGCCAGGGCTGCGCGGGACGGATTTATCAAGTTATGGCCGGTTGTGGAGGGTTCGCTGATTGACGAAAACGAAACCAGACATCCGGCGAATGCGTATGCCGTGGCGCTCCCGGTCTTGAAAGCAAGACAACCGGACTTAGTAATTCCTTCCGACATGGAAGATAACGATGG